GCTGCTCAAGCAGGGGCAGGTCTAGCTCCAGAGTCGGTTCGATAAACATGCGTAGGGTTTTGTCGATAACCTTTAGCTCTTGCTTGGGGAAGTCCTGCATGAATATAGTAAACAGTTGGTAGGTTAGATCGACATCGTTCTTGCAGTACTTTGCATACTGTTCCATCTGTTCGAGCGTGAAGTTAGAGCGGCGTAGACCCTTAGACCACTTTGTATCGTCACCCTTTACACCGATGTTGTAACGCTCAGTCAGTTTAGCTAGTGAGCCACCTGCCTCCACACCATGAATAGCGCGAGCCATGCACAGCGTATCGAGCCACACCTTAGCCTTCACCTTAAACAACCACGACAAGATAGCCCCATCGAATTGCATGTTGTGTGCCAGTACAAACGAGTTAGCCCAATCGAACTGCTCGAGCCAAGACTTAGTTTGCTCAAAGTCCCCAGTAAACCAACGGGTCTTCTCATCGTTGACCTTAACGGCTACGCCCACTACCTCAAAGTTATCGTCCCGCACATACTCTTCAGTCGTCATCTTAGTAAGCGAGAAGTCAACACTGAAGTACGTTTCAAAATCTACAGTGATAATGTTCACTTTATCTTTTCCATATCTGTTTTAATTTTTGCGTAATCCCCAAAGGTTATATTCAACTTATTGGCAAGAGCGGCTTCAGTTGAGGATAATGCGTATCTATCAGACGCTTTGTATTTCATAGGGGGGTTGTCCTCATCATGATCCATCAGTGTCTTTAAAACTTCTTCGGAAAATCGGTCTATGAGAATCTCTCGCAGCTTAGCGCTGTATGCCTTCTGCTCCTCTTCGGTGAACATAGGCCAATCACTTTCTACTAGGTGCCTCCACTTGTGCCTGTCCACAAACTCCTCGGGGTTTGTTTCCATCCTTGCTAGTATCAACTTCATTCCGTTGTTCATACTCTTCTGCCTCTCTTAGTCTATTACCAAATAAAGTGCGTAGTTGTTCTTCTAGCGTTGCCTTCACAGTATCCCTCCTAGGTACTCCTCAAGTGCATCGAATTTAGTGCCTTTGACTACAAACTTAACTCGTGCGTCCTCTTCACTCAACTGCAACTTAATTAGTTTCAGGTCTACTAAGTCCTTTGTAAGCCGATAGTGAATACTTGCAGGGGATGCAACGGTCTTACCAAACTTCAAGGTCAGGTCAGTCACCCGCACTTCTCGACCCTCGTCCCACTTAGCGCTCATGACACCAAGAATCTGAATGTCGATGTCGTCAAGACTAAACTTGTGTTTAATTGTGTCGATAGTGTTAGCCAACTGTGTGATGTTACTCATAGCTTATTCCTCAGTGATACATAATATTTATAGGGTTTGGTGTCTACATCACTCAACTCCACTAACCCATCGTTATATAGTTCTTTCAACAGTCTTTGCGCTGTGTAGTAACCGACCTTCATAGTTCTAGCAACTTCTTTGATAGTACATGCAGGGCGTCCTCGCAGGTAGCGAACCACCGCCGCTTGACGCACCCGCTTGGGTTCAACTGTCTTGCTCATCACATCGTTCAATCAATGCGGCGTACCCACAGATGTCTACTATTGAATCCCTATGGGTTGGGTCATTAGCAAGGCGGGCACATTTCACAAGCACCATCATCACTGATACATCCTGTGGGGTTAGTCCTAGCTCACTGACTACTTCTGCCCTAGACGATAGATACGCTTGCCACATAACAGCAATTGCCCATAAGTTCTTCGACGGGTGTCCGTAAGTCTTTTCCCTGTCGCCATAGATAATCTCTTTGGCTTCGTCCAGTACCGATTTATTTTCCATGTTTAATTTCCATAATCTTTATGATTGCAGTAAGGCTAGCTACATTGTCTTCGTTAATGACTAGAGCTACGCCCCCACTTTCTTTAATTGCTGCTAAGTTCTTATCTTGTAGCGCAGTGGTCACGCCCTTACCCGCCTTGCACTCGATGCCTACGAACCTACCGTTTAAGCAAGCCACAAGGTCAGGCACTCCAGAGCGTCCGTATCCACCCGTAACTGGAGAGAAGTAATACGCCCCCAATTCCTTTAACTGCTTAATAACTTGAGCTTTAACTTTAGCTTCCGGAGTTTGTGCCATGACTGCCTCACATGCAGGACAAAGGTTTGAACGGCCCTTCTACAGTCGTGTCCCAACAGCAAACACTTCCGTCAGAGTTGCGCACGCACTTAGTAGCTGCGAATGATGGGCTGATAAATAATGTCAGACATGATGCGATAAGTAACTTCTTCATGTAGTACTCCTTGGTTTACGCTTCGGTTTAATTGCGGTGATACCTTCTTCGGGTATAGGTTCGGGTTCTGCGTACTTGGCTTCGATCATTGCGTCTGCTAAAATATAGCAATATTCAGCTACATACTTTTCGCCGTTGTTGGTTAATAAACTGCCACCTTCATCTGCAAGCAACCCCTGCAACGCCAACCCCGCAAACAAGTCCCGCAAGTCTTCGTCATTCATGGTTTTCCAATTTATCTTCTAGGTATTTAATGATTGCAAGTTGGTCTAGCACCTGTACCTTTAACCCGTGAATTTGTTTGTTAAGACTAACAAACTCCGAGTCTTTAGTAGGTGGTGTGTATACGGGCTGCGGTGGAGTAGGTACGGGTTGTGAAGCATCAAAATCCATCTCTAACTGTTTGGTTGGCGTAGTCTGCTTGCGTGGGGTGTTCTTAAAGTAGTACCTGCATTTCTTGCGCCCCAATACACCGGATCTGTACAACTTGCTCAGTACATTGGATATCCCCCGAGCATCTTTACCTAACAGTTCACTGATATCACTAGGTTTATTGTAGGGGTTAGCAATTACTGTGTTGATGACTGCTTTCATTAACGCTCCGCGTGGTGTTCCCATGATCTGATTCCTTTATAAGTTGTGTCCATTCGGACGGAGTTACTTCTATGTAAAAAACATTAGTTATTACTTGGCGTCCTACGCCTTTGATATCAACGCTTGTACCCGATACTTTAAGTACTGATATCTTCGGTGCAAGTATCTGCGGTATGTACTTAAACCATATTTGCTTAGGCTCAGAGAACTTCATACCGCCCGTACACTGCACACTGATACCCATACTCGTTTGATTTATTGCCACTCGTATTTTATTTATCTCATTCACTCTTTCTCCTAGTATTATTATTCGGATTGGTATGAGTATAAGTTCTATTACTAATGATGTCAAACGGTATCTTCGTACAGCCAATAGGTTCTTACATCAGCCTTGTACCCAACCTCGGGAATGAAGTGCTTGTCACCCATTATGCGTAGCAACGACACCTTACTGCGGTATTCCTCGGGTAGTAAGTCAAAGTCCTCGTACACTACAGGGTCAACCTTTGGGTCTTTAACCAAGTAGTACTTACCCGCATCCTCAACCATACAGTTCAAAAGCGGACTCTTCTGTTGTTTCTCCCGCCACTCACGATAAGAATCCAAAGACTCAACAGCTTTCTTAAACGCAAGGGTAGTAAAAGAAACCCCTTGTTTGAGTAGATTGTTAAGTTCTTCGTATAGCTCTCTGTGTCCTATGTTCAATGACATAGTTACGCCTGAGCCTTCACTCATCCACATCTCGTGCTGTCGTATCGCCTCCCGCTTTGTACGCAAACCAAGCTCGTACCAACTATATGATCCCGCTACATCCATAGCTATACGCACAGCCTTCTTAGGGTCTATGGTTGAGCGGGTGTGATAGTCAGAGTTGTGAACCGAAAACTTCTCGTTCTTAATTCGTTTTGAATCTACTACATACTCAAAGTCCTTACCTCGTGTGTACGATGGGGCGTAGCGAACTTCAAACACAGGCTTGTCCTCGTCACTTACAAACCTGCTATCAAAGAACATTAGTCGCCCAATGTCTGTGCGTGTGTAATGCGGTACATACTTAACCAACAAAGTATCCTCTGATATGGAAGCATGTTTAAGCTGAATAACCGCAAGTAAGTGACGCAGTTCAGGTAGCACATCGTCATACTTCAAACCTTCATTTAATTGAATCATCGTCCTCTCCTTAGAACATATCCAGTATGGCATCTACTTTCGCCTTGACGCTGTGGCGAATCTCTTGGCTTTCCTTAACAGTATCGGCATCAATGTTCACCAATGCTCGCTCTAACTTCTGTCGTGCTTCTTCCAACTTGGGATCGTTGGTGATGTTGAGCTTGGTAAGTAACCCACACAACTCGACTGCATTAGTAATGGTTGATGTATGGAACGGTGAACGCTTGAGCTTGTTGCCCTTCTCGTCTACTGCATCATCGGAGAAGTCGAGCTTCTGGCTCATGTGTGTCAGTACATCATGCAGTCGTTGCCATGTGTCTTGCATCGCATCATCTAACTTCTTTTTGTACAGAGACTCGTACTGCTCCTTGAGTTCGTTGAGTGCTTCTTCTTCCACATCAACTCGGAAGTCACCCGCTTCAGGCACAGGGCTAAACGAATACTTAAAGCCGAACTTGACGCGCACCTTCTCAACATCAGGGTACTCGTCACGATCAAACAGACCGCCAAGCGTGAACGCAGATTTTGATACCAGTTGCGGATACTCTATGCAGAAGTCATTAACAGCTTGCGTAAATTGATTCTCAAAGTTGTTAAGAGTTTGCTTGTAATCAAAAAAGCTTTTCATTGGCAACAGGCGTGCGCCCTTGTCCGTCCAAGGCAATGTGTTCTCGTAGTGCCATGTTCGTGCCGCACCTGCTATCTTCTGAATACGCTCGAGCTTGTCCGAACCTGCTAACAAGTTCTTGTGGTAGTTACCACCACGAGCATGAGTACCTTTGGCGCTGTCTACTTCCTCGGATACTTTCTTGTCCATCTTGCGAGCTGTCCACAGTGGGATGTTTAACTCGACTAACATTGCGTTGCTTCCGATCATGATTACTCTCCTTGGTTAGAAATAATGTCAGACATTATTTTTTTGCACATAAAATCAATCGCACCTGATACAGTGAACGCTGTACCGGCATCCGTTAAACCTAACTGCTTCTCGATATGTTTCTTAGCGGCTAAGAAATTATCTTTTGTTTCGTGCCGCACCATAATTGCGGTGTATCCATCATTGCGTGCCATTTTTAATCTCCAATATAAACAGAAACACCACAGTCAGCAGTGATGCGCTTGGATGTAATACCCCAGAACACAGGGTGCGACCATGTACCCCACGAGCCTACATAACCATCGGTCAACATGATGACGCACTCGGGCTTTAACTTCTTAGCAGTGATGTACGCAGGTACACAGCTAGGGTCAGTGCCACCACCACCCGCAGGTTTAGTTGAGGACATCAACGCTTCGTAGTCACCTCGGTTGTATGTCTCATGTGCGGCAACCTCGGTATCCCAGTACACCAACTCGATAGACTCAGGCTGTACATGGTTACAGATACTTACCAACTCACCCAAGAACTGTCCAATCTCAGCCTGACCGATAGAGCCTGATGTGTCGATACCCACAACGATAGACCCCACCGCCTCACCCACAGCAGAGGGCATGTAGATATCCTGATCCACCCACCTACGGTTTGGTCTGCGCCAAGTGCTGTTGTCCTTGTCTGCACAGATACTATTAACAAAGTCACGCAACACCTCACGCCAGTTGATCTTGGCTTCCATTGCTTCGGTTAACTCTCGGGGCATACCGCCCTTCATCTTACCGGCGAGAATCGCACCTTGCCTTAACGCTTGGTCAATCTCTCGAGCAAGTTCTTGCTTGTCTGCTTCTGACATCTCATCTGCGGCATCCCAATCGTGTTCGTCAAAGCCCGTTGGTTCTTCTTCGCTCGGAGTGCCACTACCATTGCCTTTTCCATTCTTCTTCTCCTGCTCTTGCTCTTGTTTTAGTTTGCGATATACCTCACCTGCATCCATGCCACGATACTGTTCGTCATAGCACCCACCCTCGGGCAATGCAACTTCCTTACCATCTGTGTCGCTGTCCACGATCATCAGGTTAATTACATAGTCACACGCCATGTTAGCGACCCGTGGATTCTCCTTGTATAAGTGCTTCCATACGGTTGTGTGACGAAAGGCTTTGTGTAAGTTCTCGTGCAGGATCAAGCCCTTCAACTCACGCTCATCTAACTTGTCTACGAACTTGCGACCATAGTATGTGTTGCGCCCATCCGTACCGGCTGTCGGTACATCGTCACGCACCTCGGTCTTACCAAGCATAAAGATACCGGAGTACATGCAGTACTTGGGGTTATTCATCAACGCAACATGGGACTTCTGTACACGCTGTTCTGCTGTCAATTTGGTAGTCATTGTTACTCTCCTTGTTTAACCTATGTGTATTGATCTAGCTATAAATAATCTGTAATCACTATCGCCGTGGTACTCCGTTGTTAAGTCCGCAATTTCTTCTCCGATGCGGACATGCTCACAACCACCAACCGCATCATCACCACAAAACAAATATCTAAACTTGTTAAAGGCGGACTCTATAACTTCAACATCACGATCCTCGGAGTACCACTTAACATCTTCAGCTTGAAATATGTATGAGCCTCGAGCCTCATCAATCAGCCAATACTCATCAACACCCCAAGTATCAAAGGGTAGGTTCTCTTTCAACCACAGAGTTATTACACCCTTGTGTTCTTCGGATGCCGGATAAAACGCAAACGCTACATCGCTTCTGTAACCCATAGTTACTCTCCAAAAATAATGTCAGACATTATTAGAACAACCACTGATTAGTTGTTGCCCACGACACAAAGTCCTTGTTAGACACAGCCATCGCTTGTTTAGTTGAGGACTTCACCACACTGCGAGCGAACAGCGCCTGCAACTCTTTCTCCAGACGCTCGGCGTAGCGCAACCACTTACCCATAGTGTCCTTCTCAACACGACTGATAGCAGAGAACACGAGAATACATTTAGCTACCGCATCGTCAGGAACTTTCGCAGTATCAGGACTCTGCATGATCGCATCCCATGTAGGTAACTTGTCCACCACCGTGAAGAACGCTTGCATATCACGAGCCGCTGACTCACCGATTGTCCCCGCAAGTGCAGAGATAGTTACCGACTCGCCCAACATCGGACGCTTCTTAGCTATGTGTGACGCCTTCTCCAAGCTACGGGGTGTAACGAAAGCCGTTTGACCCGCACGAGTGGGGTTGAAAATGTAGGGATTGTCAGACTGAGCCTTGTCGGTGTAACTCTCAAGTGCTTGTGGAAACTGTTTCACCCACGCAATGATCTCAGGAGCGATGTTGTTATCCAAAGCCCAAGCACCCCAAGAATCAGAATCAACTGAGCCATCGCCATTGAAACCAGCATGAGGCTTGCGTATCGTAACAAAGCAGACTCGGTTTCTAGCGTGTGCCTCAAGGGAATCACCAACCCCATCTGTTTCTTTGTTCATCGTACCGAACACCCGAGAGCCTTTAGGCAACTGCACATCACCGATACGCTTTTCGAGCATAAGTGTGAGCAACACATTCTTCACCGCCTTCATAGCTTTGCCGATTTCGTCAAGCATAACGATCACAGGCTTGTTGGATTGAAATTTAAAGCGTGCGTTTGGTGCGAACTTGGTAACTTTAAGTCCTGATGCCCCTGCCTC